TAAACATTGACGTTGCGATGTTTGATCTAAAACTGCAACCTCCGCAAAACTTTGCAAGTTATCGTCAAGCAGAACTAGATACAAATCGTATCAACACATTCTCAACAATTCAGCAAATTCCATTTATTTCAAATCGTTTTGCATTGATGCGTTTCTTAGGACTATCAAAAGAAGAAGTTGCTGAAAACGAACGCATGTGGAGAGAAGAAAACGATGAGTCGTTTGCTGTTGGCGAACAAGATGCATCAGCACAAATGAGAGGCGCTGGTATTTCAGGTGCGGATATCAGCAACGATCTCGGATCTGCTGAAGGCGAGGAACCCGATCTAGGAGCAGAAGGCGAAACACCAGCAGCACCAGCAGGCGCCGCAGCACCTCCGGCAGGCAATGAACCATTTACGGCATAAATAATATTATGATACTACGTGAACTATTTTATTTTGATAAAAAGACAATGGAACCGATTGAAGATGATCGTTACGACGAATTCAGCGACGAATCTGTTGTGGATATTGATGATACACGCAAGACTAGACTTACACTAAAAGATATTAATCGAGCACGTAGAGCCGACGACCTTCACAGATCAGAAGCACAAAAAGATTTAGAATATATTAGATCCATGTACGGAATTGCTTCACAAGCACCTGCTGAAACTGTATAAGGAATAACTTTTGTCTAAAAAGTATTTCGAAGGTGAAACAAAAAGTCAGCGCCGTGCTAGAAAAGAAAGAGAAAAACTTTCAAAAAAAGCATCCTTAGTAAAAAGCCCCGTAATCAAAACTGTGTTGCCAACACCTGTTGTTGTAACAAACGTAGAAGTAAATTTAAAAAACTCTGCATTTGTTTTAGGAAATGGTACAAGCAGGGCTCCTATATCACCGGTAGATCTAAAGCCGTATGGAACAATCTACGGATGCAATGCACTGTATAGAGAATTTAGACCAGATCATTTGATTGCTGTTGACACAAAAATGATTAAAGAAATAACCAGTACAGGTTATCATTTAGAAAATCGTGTTTGGACAAACCCTAACAGATACTCTAGAGAAATACCAAAGATAAACTTGTTTAATCCTAATCTAGGGTGGAGCAGCGGACCAAGTGCTTTAAATCTTGCAAGTGAACACAATTACGAAATAATTTATATACTTGGATTTGATTACGAGGGCGTTGGAAAAAATCATGAATTAGTAAACAATGTTTACTCAGGAACAGTAAATTATAAAAATATAAATGACAGAGCAACATATTATGGTAACTGGACAAGACAAACATCAACTTGTATAAAAAAGTATCCAAGGATTAAATACATTAGAGTAATTAAAGATCAATCGAGTTTTGTTCCTGATGTTTTAATTGGATTACCTAATTTGACACATGTCACAGTTGAAAAATTTATGAAAAATTTCAATTTGTGATATATAAATATCAAATAGGCTTGTTTTGAGCCTATTTCTGCGTACTTTTTTTAATTATGTGTAAATATAATTGACAGCCTTGACATAGGAGATAACAATGACTGATCGCAACAAGTTTGAAGAAATGCTTGAGCGTCTAATTAACGAAGACCGCACAGGTGCAGAAGAATTATTCCACGAGATTGTAGTAGAAAAATCACGTGAGATTTATCAAGCCATCATCGAATCCGAAGAAGAAGAAGATGAAGCAATCGACGAAGCCGACGACGAAGAAGTTGACGAAGCTTCAGACGACGAAGAACTAGATGAAGCCGCTGACGAAGACGAAGAAGTCGACGAAGCCGCCGAAGATGATCTAGACGAAATGTTTGGACTTGATGAGTTTGAATTAGAAGCAGACCCAATGATGGGTGGCGACGCAACCGACGACATGATGAGCGACGCTGGTATGGGTGACGCTGGTATGGACGGCATGGATGACATGGGCGGTTCAGACGAGCCTCTAACAAGATCAGATCTTGATAGCGCACTTGAGCAACTAATGGCTGACTTCCAAGCAATGCTCGACGGCGAAGAAGGCGACGACGAAGAAGGCGACGACATGGACATGGACATGGACGACGAAGGTGAAGAAGACGAAGAAGGCGAAGAAGGCGACGAAGAAGAAGACGATGCAAAAGAAGCACTTGCTTTTGAAGCCAAGAAAGCCGACGACAAAAAGAAAGCCGACGTAAAAAAGACAGCCAGTGAGCAAATGCGTGAATACGTAGAAAAAGTTGCTCCTGCAAAAATGGGCGACAACGGCACTAATGCTAAGTCAATT